GGCGGTCAGCAGATTGACAAGCACTACGGCGACTGGCTCCAGATCTGGAACGAGCTGACGCAGCAGCCGGGTCTCCAGGCGGGCTACGCCGAGATGGTGGGCAACGTGCCCCAGCTGACGAACCTGCTTGTCCAGGGCGGTGAGGGCTGCGACAACTACTGCGGCACGGGCGAGCCCCACGCCTCGCAGGAGGTGCGCAACTGCGCGCCGGAGTACACGCTGTACGTGCCCTTCCAGTTCTGGTTCAACCGCAACCCTGGTCTGGCGCTGCCGCTCATTGCGCTCCAGTACCACGAGGTCAAGATCTGGCTCGAGTTCAACCCCCTCAACCAGCTCGAGTGGGACTACGCGACCTCCACGGTCAGCGGTGCGTCTGTCCAGAACACGTCTTACCCCATCCAGCAGCGCGTGGCGGCGGCTGGCCTGGTGTCGGCGTCGCTGTACGTTGACTACATCTACCTGGACACGGACGAGCGCCGCCGCTTTGCCCAGGTCTCGCACGAGTACCTGATCGAGCAGCTGCAGTTCACGGGCGGCGAGTCCGTCACGTCGTCGGCGAACAAGATCAAGATGAACTTCAACCACCCCACGAAGGAGCTGGTGTGGGTTGTCCAGCGCGACAGCTTCGTCTCTTGCGACCCCACGGTTGTCAACCCCTGGAAAGGTCAGCAGCCGTTCAACTACTCCGACTGGTGGGACCGGTCGGTGCTGGAGTCCGGCTACTCCGTCACCCGCGTGGAGGGCATGGCGGGCTACAACCCGACGGTTGTCGCCAAGATCCAGCTCAACGGTCACGATCGTTTCTCGGAGCGCGAGGGCAAGTACTTCAACTTGGTCCAGCCTTACCAGCACCACACGAACATCCCCGCCGTGGGCATCAACGTGTACTCGTTCGCGCTCAAGCCCGAGGAGCACCAGCCGTCCGGCAGCTGCAACTTCTCGCGTATTGATAACGCGACGCTGCTGCTCACCCTGTCCAACAACACGGTCAACACGTACAACACCGCGCAGGTCCGCATCTACGCCGTCAACTACAACGTGCTCCGCATTATGTCCGGTATGGGCGGACTTGCTTACAGCAACTAAACGTACTGTATTTACAGTACAAAATTTTTTATTTTCTGGTTTTTTTGGAAAATACAGTAGGACAAAAAATTTGAATAAAACTAAATTTTCTTATGTCAGCATTTAATAAATGGAGACATGTAAAGCTATAGTCTTAGAGGGTTCCAGGAAGGGACTTTCGTGCCAATTTCCACCATCTGATAACGGATACTGTGGTCGGCATCAGCGTAACTTTCAACACGAACAATTACTAAAAGATGGTAAAATTCCCTGTCGATTCTTCTTTCGTGGTTGTGATGCTATTATTACAACTAAAGGATCCTGCGATGATTGTAAAAAGTGCATATGTAAAAAGACTACAGAGTGTGGTCATGAAGGATGTAAATTCAAAACTACAGGTGATAAATATTGTAAGAAACACAGCAGAGATACATACCGTGATGAAGAGAAGGAGAAAGGTATTCGTTACTGTGATATAGATAGAGGATGCTTTACCATATGTAAAGATGATTATACAACTTGTGATAAATGTAGAGAAAAGTCTTATACAAAAGAAAAAAAAGTTCGCCAAGAGCGTGTTGAATTACATAATGCTTTAGAACATATACCTACTGTAACAAAGCAATTATGCATAAACTGTGGAAAAGATTATGAACAGTTCAAAACAAGATATAATAAGCCTAGTAAAATATGTAAATCTTGTAATCAATATAATGTATCACAGGATATGAAAAGATTGGGAAGAGTAAGAAACTTTAGAAATGAACGATTTCGGAATATTCCGCAATATTACAAAGATTACATAAGGAGTGCTAAGATTCGCAATTATACAATAGGACTTCAGTTTGATGATTTTAAACAACTTGTATTATCTCAATGTCATTATTGCCAATATTTCAAAGATGATGAAATAAATGGTATAGATCGTCTGGATAATCGCAAAGGATATGAAAAAGACAATTGTGTGCCTTGTTGTGAAACATGTAATATGATGAAATATGTATATCACCCACTATTCTTCATCGAACTTTGTAAGATTATCAGCGGGTTTAATATTCCGTCGGCAGACTTTTATAAAAAATGGAAACAATATTATATAAATACTACATCAAACAGTTGGGCTAACTATAAGAAACATTCAGAAGAAACGAGAAAACTACCATTTCATATTACAAAGGAAGAATGGTATATCCTTATCAAGAAACCATGCTACCTTTGTGGATTTACTAGTAAGAAAGGAGTTGGACTTGATAGAGTAGATAATTCTAGACGTAAATATACTCTAGATAATGTTAAGCCGTGTTGCGGAGCATGTAACATCTTCAAAAAAGACTTTACATTAGCACAGGTCAAAGAGAAAGCACTATTGGTCTCATCTATTTGGACTGATACAACGCCATTCCATTCTATACCCTTATAAAATCTAACAAATTTCTACAACCGATGTACTATTAGTGCTTCAGTTGAATATTTTATTATAACTATTTAGAGATAAGCATGTCCAATGCGTCAAGTGCCCCGATGGTGGCGATGAAACAGATCATGGATATTATTGCGAACGGAACCGTTGCTGAATTACAAGTCGCCCAGAGCAATATGTATAAGTTGAGAAACAATGTTGAGAAACTGGGCTACCCAGGTCTCAGGCAATTTTTAAGCACATATATCCACCCTCAGGATGGAAGCGAGTACCAAGGAATGAATCCCCTCCACTTGGCTGTGTTAACGGGTATGCCTGAGATGGTGGAGGAAACTATGAAATTTGGTACCGACCTGGAGACACCAAGCGGTGCAACATTAGATCGCAAATTAGCCCGGAAAACCCCTGTCCAAATTGCGGAGGAGCTTTTGTTACGTTATAATACACCCGAAAATGGTAGTGCCATGTTCAAGGCGGTAAAAAGTGTACTATTACGTCGCGGAGCCAAGCCTACGATGATAAGGACAGCGTCTTCTTTGGGTAGGAAGACATTGAAGTTTCCTGATAATGCGGCAAACGTGCAGTATTACAAAAATGCGACGGCAATGGTAAATCGTATGTTTGGCAAACCCCAGTCCCGCAAGAATCGCAAAGCGCGCAAAACACGGAAGACGCGCAGGGCACACCGCACTTAATACTCAAACGGATAGTCCTTAACGACGGGATGCTGCTTCGGCTCCACAAACGAGTCCGTAACGGCACTAACCGCCAAATCTCGTGCCGTATTTGTTGGAAATTGCAGGGTATCAAAGGACTTCTTATCCTTATAATGGATATCTAGGCATCGTTCAAGTACATTGATATACATAATAGAGTTGGTGGGAACAAGGCGTATATATTTCAACATTCCAAAGTTAGTGCCGTTAATACGAAGTAGGGACCTAGAAACACATGTAATAGACGCCATTTTTGTTGTTACGTTTTACGTAACCGACAAAAGCAAGTTCAAATTTTATCAAAAAATCTAAAAAATTGAGCGCCAACCCGCACACAAATTCATCCTCACTTACCCCACTATGCCGTCATTACAGCTTCTAGACTACTCAACCGCCAACTCTATTGAGCATTTTATTCAGTACTACATTATGTTCTCAACCTTTGGTCTTCTTATGAATCTTCTTCGGTTCTTCTTCTACAACTTTCTTACGCCTGACCGTAAGGACGAGGAAATTAAACAGCTCAGGGCAGAGGTTGAGAATCTACACAATGTTCTAGATGAGGTTGTCAGGTTTCTGAACCGCAATCCTAAGAATTATGATGAGGAAAAGGCGGAGTTTGTAGATGAAAGTGACGATGAGATAAAGCCCACGGCGACGCCAGAGGCACCGCAAACAGAGGACGAGAAAAAAATTAATTAATTACTATAATAACTATAATACCTATTTTTTACTCCACAAAGTCAAAGGTGTCGTACTCCAGACCATCCACCTCAATATTTACCTGAAATACCATCTTATCGTGCGCGTAATCAGACCACTCGCAGTCTAGGAGCCCACGCTCCATATCCATATCCGCTGCCTTACCGTTGCGGTAGTCGCGGTCAAATAGGAAGAGTCCATTGGCGTGTAGATCGTGCGTCTTACAGCAGATGAGAGTGCTGAGAGACTCCTCAATGCGTGCATTGGGCTGAATGTACCAGTCTTCGCCGTGACGAATAATAACCTGCTCGGTCTTGGGCATCCACGATACATCAAATACACCTTCAGGCGTTGCGAACTGTGCTAGTTGCTGTAGCTCGGCAACAGAGGGCTCAGGAATAGGGATTGAGTAAAACGTAGTAAACACAGGCATAATGAACAAGGTGGATGCCGAGTAATACCAACCTCAATCACGGTTCAAATTTTTACGGCGGTTGAAAAAATTGAAGCCCCTACGCCCAAGAAACAAATTACCGCCCATCCCCTTCTACCCCATCCATCCTTCTCCTTCTTCCTTCCCCCTCCAAATGGACTTTTACAGCATCAACGTTCCTGCACCCGCACCCGAGGACTTTGACAACGTGCATCTCATTCAACTTGCGCAGATTGAGACCTGGAACAATGATATTATGGAGATTCATTGGCGTCCTGCCAGTCGCCAGATTCTTATCACCATCGATGACGAGTGTATTGTCCAGCCTGACAATATTAACATTGTCACAAGCATCGC